GTTTGTTAATTAGCTCGAATTCCAACTGGGCCTTCGTAAATTGAGCGAGCTTGAGCTCCTGTAGCTAAAGTGCTAGTTACGTTGTTTGGTGGGGTGGGACCTGCTGCAGCTGGTCCATTTCCGGCTCTCCAGTAATGATAGGCAATCGTAGCTTGGCATGTTGCAACCGTTCCTGTATCTTTAATATCATATTGGGTATCGGCTACTGAAACGAGATATGCTCCATACAAAGTATAATTTCTTACAATTTCTGGTTCTCCATCTCGAGTATTTTTTCCTAAAAGAGCTAACTGAAGAACTCTATCTGTACCTTTAATATTATAGGCCCCTGTAGAAGTATTATCATCAAAAGTAGCAATATTACTTGCTTCCAAGGCAGCTCTAATGTCATAATCAGCGTCCATTCTGAATAAGAGGTTGTAAGCATTAGAACCAGGATAGGAAGCGGTTCCTGGAACATTAAACTGCAAGCCCATGTAGGGAACCTGAACGTTGTTAATTGTTCTACCCGGAAGATTTGCTGTTTCTACATATAAAAGTTGTGTTGTAGCCTTGAAATCAATGCCAGGAAACTCCATTACTCTGAATTGAAAAACTCTTGCGAAATCTTTATTGACTGCTTGTGTATAGAATTGTTGAATAGCCATATATATTATTTATTGTTAATTGTTAGAGAATTTCTGAAAAACTTTGGTTTGTTCTTGTAGCCACAAAGTTAACAAGAATAAATTCTGCAGCTTTGACTGGTTTCAAGTAGATATCAACAACCAATTCGTTTTGGTCAATCGTTTCAGGAGTGTTATTACGTTCATCACAAACCAACAAGTAATCATAGACACCGTCAGTTGCTTTAGCGTTGTCGAAGATTGGCTGCAGGGTATTGATAACTCTTGAGCGAGTAAATACTGTATTTGGTTCAAATACGAAATACTTCAATGTTCTCTGAGTTGCTCTTTCAAGAGCTAAGAACAATCTGCGAACGTTAATTCTATCAAACGCGGTTGGTCTTGTTTGTAATGTTTTTTGACCGAGGATAGTAAACCCGTCTCCTGTGAAAAATACTACAGGATTGGATGAAATTTCATATAATCTATCACGTTGTTTTTGGTTTGGATTAAGCGCAACATCGAGAGCTAAGAACCCACCTCTATTTAAACCAGCCGGAGGAGTCCAGAATTGGCCTGCTGCATCGCTTCTAGCCATTACTGCAGCTGCGTAACCTGAGAACGGAGCCCAGAATCTTCTGCTACTGTAAATGTCATTTAGCTTAATCCAGTTGGCATAGAGAGCTGCATAGTTTGAGTCTCCAATTGCTGAAGTGCATTGTCTAAGAGGATCGTAAATATCGTTTGTAAACGTTTTTGAAAGGGACTCGGATACTTTAGCATCTCTACCATTTACAAAAATTGAACGTAGTGGATCAATAATGCTGATGCAATCTTTTCTTGTATTTTCTGAAAAATTAACAAGAGTATTTGCTACAGCAAGCCAGGCTGTTCTTGTATCTTCTGTAACAGCAAGAGCTCTTTCATCATCGTAATCTGGAGTTCCGAGAACTTGGCAAGAAGCATAAATGTTTGAGAGACCACCATCAACGACAACGTCAACAGTGGAAGTTTCTATACTTTCAATCGTTCTGAGGGCTCGATCTAACTTAGCTGTAACATCACCAATAATCTTACTCTCTTCTTGAGAGCGAGTATCTGGAGTAAAGACACCCATAGGATATAACCCCTTTGCAGCGTCTGAAGTTCTTATCGAACCTAGAGGTACTGTAGTGTTGCCAGTCCATTTAAAGTTTTTTGATACAGCTGGATTGACAAACATTCTAATTGTATCGGAATTTGCATTAATTGAATCTTCAATGTATGCATTTACAAGAGTACCACCTGAAGGGCTGGTTACTCTTCTGTTAACATCAAATGAACCTAAAAACTTTTCAGCGTTTGCTAATGTAAGATATCCACTGTCTGCAGTAGAACGTCTGATTCTGAAAACGCCTAGAGAAAGGTGATCTCTATAAGCAGGAGTTTCGAAACCGGTGAAGCCAACCTTTTCAAGTTGTTCGGAAACGCTGTCTTTGCCTTTAATGCTATCTGTCGCTAGAGCAGAAAGACTAAAATCAAGTCTTGTTTCTGGAATGTAATCTAACGAGGAACTATCAACTGCAGACTTAAGATAACGAACAGAATCAAAATCCGGAGAAGTTGAATTGTCGAACGCGGAATTGTCAGCGAACCCTACATAATATCCTTCGGAGAACTCGTTTACTGTCGATTGATTGTAATTTAAAATAAAGAAACCAGCATTTGCTGAAACACCGTCGACTGAAGTATAAACAGCTGAAAGAGAGTTGTCATTAGGATTTTGCCAAGCGAAATCTCCGTCTTCCAATGCTTGAAATTGAGGTTGACTTAATGTCTTATATGTTGGCTCTCCAATCGTCCATTCGGTTTCACCTGAAAGACCGGTGGCGGATGTCATTGGATAAAACAATCCACTATAAGCCAAGTTTGTGTGAGTTGTACCAGAACCCTCACCATATGGGAGTCTCATGGTTGTTAGAATAGCTGGAGAATTAAGAACTTCTCTACAGCTATAATAAAAGTAACGCTCAGCGGCAGTGTTTGGCACGCCGAAAATTGTTTCGAGTTCGTTTGTTGTTGTAATTTGAATTGGTTCGCTTGCAGGACCTTGGGAAGCAAAGCCTGTTACGACAACGTTTGTACCAAACGAAGTAGTGCTTCTCTGAGAGAGGTCTTTCTCCGTGATTTGTACGCCAGGTGAGTTGATTATTCTTGCCATATAATTTTACTTATCTAATTTGTGTTGTTTTTTTTTATTCGAGATCAGGTAAATTGTTTGTTATTTTTCTTTTGACGTTGAGCTGACTAAAATGAAACTGTGCT